CTTTGGAATAAGGAGACAATATAATGGCAAGAGTAGATAGTGATGAGGTAAAAGAATTGATAAGTACAGACGAAACTATTACAGCACAAATAAACGCTGCGAATGTTTTGGTTACTGAGAAGTTGGGAGCGGATACCACTCTAACTACTGACCACCTCAAAGAAATAGAAAGGTGGGTGTCCGCACATTTAGTAGCTTGTTCAATAGAGAGACAAGCAGGTAAAGAAAAAATAGGAACTACAGCAGTAGACTTTGTGGGGAGCCAGCAAGGTTCGAGTGGTATGAGTTGGAGTTTGACTACTTATGGACAACAGGTTTTAGTTTTAGATACCACAGGAATATTAGCTAATGCGGGCAAGAGAAAAGCGAGGGTGGATACGGTTGATGCCATAGATATGACATGAGTTTTTTAACAAGAAATCACAATCAGACGGCAGTATATTGGGGCACTCCAGCCACTGATAAATTTGGCTCTAGGACTTTCGCTGACCCTGTTGAATTATCAGTGCGGTGGGAGGACAGAAACGATAAATTTATAGATGCGGGTGGAAGAGAAGATGTGTCTAGGGCTTTTGTATTTCTGGGACAAGATATTGACTTAGGGGGTTTTCTATTTCTTGGTTCGTTGTCTGATATAGATTCCTCTACTGATGAAACAAAACCAGAGAATGTAGATAATTCATTTGAGGTAAAGGCTTTTGTAAAGACTCCAAATTTGAAAGCTACTAACTTTGAAAGAAAGGCAATATTGTAATGACTGTGCTTGATATAGGGAAAGGGAGAATAGATGCTGCTTCTATAAGATGGAAAGGCATAGATAAAGTTCTTAAAGGAATCAACAAGGCTTCAGAGAAGGTAGAGATTGTGACATTGAGGGGATTACTAGAAGCAGGTTTAATGGTAAAAGGGGAGGCACAGAAAATTACTCCTGTACAAACAGGAAATCTCAAGGCAAGTGCTTATGTTATTTGGGGAGGGGGTAGTAATGCTTTTGGCAACCCAAATCGTAATACCAGTAAGATTAAATACAGGTCTAATCCTACTGCTAAAAATAAAAAAGTCAAAGCTGGAGAAGAAAATGTGGTAAGAGAACATGCTGCTGTGTTAAATCATAGAATGAAGTCTTCACTTGAACCATTCACAGAGGTAGGTTATACTGCTAACTATGCAGCGAAGGTACATGAGAGAACAGGGGTGAGTCATGCTAAACTTGATAAGAAGAGAGGACGGGTTCAAATTGGTCAAGCTAAGTTTTTAGAACAAGCCTTCCAACAAAATTCTAGGAGAATAATAGCTATTTTAAAGAAACATGCGAAGTTAAGGGGAGGGAAGGTGTAAGAGGATATGAATAGTCCAGCAGTTGATATATCAGCAATATTGGTATTGTCGGCATCAGCATCAGGACTAACAGAAGGCAGAGATTTGTTTATAAGTAGAATGCCATCCATACCTGATGCAGCAGTCGCAATAATAGATACGGGAGGTTTTGAACCCGCATCCAGTACAGAAAGAAATGAATACCCGACTGTACAAGTGATGGTGAGAGGAACAATTAATACTGGTTATGCAACAGCTTATTCAACAATGAATACAATTAAGGGAGTCTTACATAAGTTTAATAACCAGACTATTAATAGCACATTGTATCAAGGGATATGGGCTTCTTCAGACATAATCTCTTTAGGATATGATGAGAACGATAGACCAACGCTGACTTTGAATTTTAGGATTCACAGAACGGCATAATTTTTTAACAATTAAAGGAGGTGAGAAGGAAATGGCAAGTTCAGGTTTTGCAGGAGTAGGTGCTACGTTTGAGAGAAATAGTGTAACAGTAGCAGAGGTAAATTCTATTAGTGGGTTTAATAAGTCAAGGGATTTAATAGATGTTACTACTTTGGATTCTACTGGTGGGTACAGAGAGAAGATAAGTGGATTCAGAGATGGTGGAGAAATCACTTTGAATATGAACTTTACTAGGGCTGGATATGATTTATTCAACTTTGATTTTGAAAAAAACTCAGCTAATCAGAATTATACAATCAAGCTATCAGATACCAATGCTACACAGTATGATTTTGGAGGTTGGGTTACTAATATCTCTTTGGATGTTCCACTTGATGACAAAGTAACTATGACAGTGACAATATCAATTGATGGTCAGATAACTCAGACATCATAAACAATTAATTAATTTAAGGAGGGTGTGTACTATGTTCTTAACCAAAGAACAAATCTTAAACGCAGATGATTTAGAAACAAAAGAAGTAAAGGCATTTGGAGGAAAGATTCTGATAAGGTCATTAACAGCCGAAGAAAGAGAAGAATTGAGGAAAGAAGTAGAAGCAAGCGGACAAGATTTATTGAAGATGATGGTGAAGTTGGTTTCTTTAACTGTTATAAATGAGAAGAAGGAGAGGCTGTTCACTGAGAACGATGTAGAAGCATTATCAAAGAAGTCAGCAAAAGAATTAGACAAGGTTTTTCAGGTAGCACAAAGTTTAGCGGGGTTGGGAGTAGTTAAGGAGACGGAAAAAAACTAAAATCGCCAGAGCGAAGATTTCAGTTTAAGTTAGCTCTGGCATGCAATCTTCCTCACCCTGATTTTTTATTACCTTATATGACCAGCAAGCAGTTGAGGGAGGCAGAAGTATATGAAAGTTTAGAACCATATGGAACGGAGCACGATTATTTACAAGCAGCAATTATTTGTTCTATATTAGCTAATGTTAATAGAGATTCAAAGAAAAAACCAAAGCCATATGAACCAAAAGATTTTATGCCTCATTGGTATACTGGAGGTACTGTGACTAGAAAACAAACAACAAAACAAATAGGAAAGATTTTATCAGGCATGGCGAGTAAAAAAATCAAAAGGAAAAAATAAATGGGAGTAAATGTAGGAAATATATTTGGCACGATAAGAATGAAGAATGCTCTCTTCAAGAAAGACCTTAGGGAGAGTAGTCGGGCATTGAAGAAGTTTGCTGTAACTGGTGCGGCACAGGTGAATACATTGGGGGCATCTATGAAACGCATGGGTTCAAAACTTCTTAACATGAGAAATATTATCATGGGTGCTGGAGCTTTCTTGATACTCCGTGGTGCAATAAAAGAAGCAGCAGCCTTTGAGAAGGAATTATCAAAGGTTGCCACTTTGGTAGATAATACTGACCAAGTTTTTGGGGAGTTTGCTACAAGTATCAAAGAAATGTCGTTAGAGTTTGGACAATCAAAGGAGACCCTGACGAAAGGTTTGTTTGATATCATCTCAGCAACAATAGATGCAGCAGATGCTATGGATGTGTTGAGGGCAGCCACAAAATTATCTGTAGCAGGTTTTACTGAAGCAGGCGTTGCTACATCAGCAGTTATAACAATGATGCAAGGTTACAGTGATGAATTAAGTAATGCTGAAGATGCTTCTGACTTACTTTTTGCAACTATGAAAAGAGGTCGTTTGACAGTAGAGGATGTGGCTTCTAATATTGGTGTTGTAGCTTCTGTGGCAAAGGGTGCTGGAGTGTCAGTCGAAGATTTATCTGCATCTTTCTCATCTGTAAGTAGGTCGGGTGTGGGAGCACAAAAAACAGTTGTACAGTTGATGTCTTTCTTTAATATGTTTGCAAAATCTAATGATGATGCAAAGGAGGCAGCAGCAAAGCTAGGGTTGGAGATGAAAACCTCTGCAATAGCGGGTGGGAAACTTATTCCCTGGATATTGAAAGCGAAAAAGGGATTAGACGAAATGACTTCTTCTATGAAGTCAAATACAATTAAAGCTATGATGCCTAATCGTAGAGCCCAACAAGCCTTTATTACTTTACTATTGCAGGGGGAGAAGACTTTAGATGACTATGCTCAAGCATTAAATAGGGTGGGTTTGACTCAAGCAGCATTAGAAAAACAATATGGTAAAGCATGGTTTCAATTCCTAAGATTTCACGAAGCTATTAAAGCATTGAAAGAAGCTCTAGGTGAAGGGTTGCTACCATTCATGACTAAAGCAACTGACAATATAGCAGACTTTATAGCTGAAGCCCAAAAGAGCGGAGCGTTACATCAGTTTGCTTTGAATGTGGAACAGATAGCGTTAGGTATGTTTGAACTAGCGAAAGGAATAAAACTTGTATTTGATATTATAAATGCTCCAAGCGATGCGGGAGCGTGGGTAAAGGATAAGGCACAGGGACTCTACAGAGAACATATAACGAATAGAGACCCTGATTGGTTTGCAAAAGACTTTGACTTTGAAACTAAAAACATAGGTTTAGGGGGGAGAGCGAAATCACCTAGTGGTATGCAACAGCTAAATATTGGCAAGATAGAAGGCACAGATATGGAGCAGTGGGCGGAAGACTACGACTTGGGTATAGAGAAGGTAGTAGAGTCGATGGAGGAGTTAAAGGAGAAAGCGAAGGAATTAACTAAAGAAGTCAGGACTCCATTTGAGGTGATGGAAGATAGTTATGGCGAACTTGTTGAAATGATGAACAAAGAAGTCATAGATGAAGAGACTTTTAGGAGAGCGAATGAAGTATTAGTTAGTGATTATAAGCAAGCTCTGAAAGCAAAAGAAAATCTAAATAAAGAATTCAAAAATAAATTGAAGGCTTTTAATTTAGACAGAATAAAATTAACTGAGTCAGCTTCAGAAATCCAGATAGCACAATTTGAAAAAGAAGCTCAGAAGTATGATGAATTAGTTGCTAGAGGTAAAATTAGTGCAGAGGAATTGAAACAGTTTAAAATTAATTCTATAAGTAAAATAAAATTACAACATAATAGAGCTTATCAAACCATGCAATCCAGTATCATGTCTTGGGGAGATGAGTTTGGTAATACTTTGACTGATATGGTTATGGGAGCGGAAGTAAGTTTTTCAGACATCCTTAACTCTTTCACCAGAATGATTGCTGATATGGCTGTTAAAATCACAATCATTCAACCGATGATGCAAGCGTTATTTGGACAAGCAGCAGGAGGGTCAGGGTCAGGGTGGGTTGGACAAATTGCTTCAGCACTTGGAACAGCAGTTGGAGGGTGGATTGGTGGGAGTGTAGCAACTCCTAGTTATCTTAATACAGGCAACGAGATAGGGCAAACTAACACTACTTTGGGGGCTGCTTCTTGGCAAACAGCAGATGTAGGGTATGTGGGAGCAACATCATTAAATAATTTAGGAATAGTACCACCAAGTGCAGAAGGAGGGATAGCTACTAAACCAACATTAGGGATATTCGGTGAAGCGGGGGCAGAGGCATTAATACCTCTTGATAAATTGAGTCAGGTTATGGGAAGTATGGGAGGGGGAGGGAGTAATGTAGAAATAAACATTATCGGTGCTCCAGAAGGAACAAGAGTTGAAGAATCAGAAAGCGAACAGGGAG